ATAGCGGCTATCGCCGTGTTGAAATTGTGCTTGGCATCGTGACGCAGATCATAACCCTGCTTTTTCATTTCACTTCTCATGTCAAGGAGAAGAGTTTCTACGACATCTGTCAACACATACGTCAGGTTGAGAGTCGTATTAAGATTTGTTGTTCCTATTAGCATAATTTATGTGTTTATTAAAAAACATACATCTTCACCTTCGGGATGATCCTTTCAGTTCAATGACGTTAAAAAGCCGGATCATCTTCTTCATTACTCATATTGTAACTTAAAACAGGCACACTATCCAATTCATAAAAGCATGTAGTACAAGCATTAAAACCGCAAATGAATTTAAGTAATCCTATATTACGCCCTTTAGCTATGTCTATCATTGCAGTGCCTCTTGTATCTACATTAGAAAAATCTCCCGGATATGATTTACCTTTCACTTCCGGACGATAAACTAACATAACTACATCTGCTGCTTCTGCTATCTGTCCACTATCCCGCAACCTTGCAAGAGATGGAACCGGATTCATGTTATCCCGATTCAATTGAGATAAAGCAATAATCCAAATATCAAGCTCTTTAGCAAGATTCTTCAGTCTCCGTGCCACATCTCCCATCTGCTGCTCTTTGTTAGCTCCCTTCATGTTTACATTGAGAATCTGCAAATAATCAACAATAGCACCATCTATTCCGAATTTTAACTTCATATACCGAATAGACGAAAGGATTGTATCTATGTTGGAAGTACTACGATCATCGAAATATATACCCTTACCAGATACTTTGCCAATTCCCTTGTCTACAGATTGCAATTGTGACTCGGACAATCGGGAATACATAATCTCATTCGCAGGAACTCCACTTTCCATTGAAAGAATACGAGCCGTTATTTGCTCTTTCTTCATCTCCATCGAATACATGGCTATCTTAGTGCCTAAACATGCAGCATTCCGCATTATAGACACCGCTAGCGAAGTCTTTCCTTGTGATGTCTCTCCAGCAATGATAATCAAGTCTGATTTTTGCAATCCTCCCGACTTATTATCTATTTTCTCAAATCCGGTAGGAGTGCCAGTTAACGGCTTACTTCCAGATAAATTCTCATTTATCATGTGATATACATTTTCAAGACCTTCATTGATCGTAGATATTACACTACTACTTGATTTAAACAACGATGATAGTTGGTCTGATACAGTATTGGTCACATCCAATATGTCTTCAGATTCTGTATATGAGTTTGATACAAGATATTGTCCAATTTCATAAAACTTTCGCCTGATAGCAAGATCATGAAGTCTTGCAGCATATTGCCCTAAATCAAATGTCATATTAGATGCTAAGGTCATAAATGCAACTAATTCAAACTCTACACCATTAGCAACAAGTTTATTCTTAACCGTAATCATATCTGGTCTGTCGCCAGTAGATGCTACTTGAATAATAGCCTTGTATATGTCTTGATGAAATGAATTATAAAAGCACTCATTACTTAGTAATTCTCTAACTTCCTCCAATGCGTCTCTTCTTGATATTATTGTACCAAGAACTAGCTTCTCGGCATCTTCATCACGTAATTGTATGTTAACTTCCATATTCTTTCTTTGCCCACTTTAGAAATGTTAGATATACACTGGTATACTTTTTAGGAGCATCCTTGTAATTATCCATACTTTGAAGTATATCTACTATCTGATCATATGAATACTTCTTTTTTAATTTGAGAAATTCCTCTTCGGTTATTTGTCTTTGAAGTTTAAGAACATTAGGTGTATGTTCTTTGAGCCATTCATTGAATCGTTCATAATCGGATTTAGGAAAACTTTCTTTCTTATCTACGTTAGTAGATTCTTTATTATCATTATCATTATCATTATCATTTATAGTTACGTTTGTTACCTTTTGATAGCACTTGTTATCTTTGTTATCACTTGTTACGTTTGTTACCTTTTGATAGCGATTAGCCATGCCTTTTTTCCCAGCTTCGCTTCTTTTTGCAACAATATCATCGTATCTATCATTGTTGTAGTCTATTTGTTTCTTTATAAAAGAAAATGCCATTTTAGCCAACGGTTTCAGCTCCGATAGTGTCCCCGATGCAACATACTCTATAATTGCATCGTACACTTCAAGTCTGACCTCCGGTGGATAATCCATCAACACTTCCTGCCATTCTATATTAAAAACAAAAGATTTCCTTTTTATTTCTTGTCCCATTCTCGTTCTGATTTATGTAACTCAACATGGCAACTCTCACATAAGGTAGTTCCATTATCAATATCAAACCTCAAATCAGGATATAATGCAAATGATTAATATGATGTGCATTCAATTGTCCACCATGCTTCCCACAATTCTGACAAATGAATTTATCTCTATTAAAAACATCATTACGCCATTTTTTCATTTCTGAAGAATTTCTAATAATGTTGTTTTCATCAGAATTTACTCCCTTAAATCCGCCAGGTTTTCCTTGTTGGTCTATATAATGTTTTACCATCAACATAATAGATTTGGCAACCGGCTTTAGATTTTCAGTTTCCTTACCATATAGGCTATACTCCATTATAGCCGTGTAAATCTCACCCTGAATATCTCTCGGCAAATCTTTGATTGCCTCGTAAAAACTTCTGTAGAAAATAAAACTATCTCTCATGCTGCCTTTCCTCCCTTTTTGATATGTAATTTTATTAGGTAGTAAAGGTTAATTTCTCCACTTCTGGGGCATTTCGGAATGTGCTCTATCTCCTTAATTACTTCTTTAATTGATTTCATATTGTCATGATTAAATGTTAGACAATAGCGATATAGGCGGAAGTCTCTCATTCCGCCATTTAGTTAGAATTTAAATATTCGACAACAAGAACTTTAGACAATCCTTGTGCGGATCATCCGAATGATGACTAAAATGGTAATCCTGGAATTGCCGAAATAATCCTTGCGAAAGGATGAAGGCATAAGCTTCATTCTTGCAATTCTTTTCGATTAAGAAATTTTCATAAGATACAGTTTTCGCACTGCTGGGCGCAGATGTAATAAGGTTACTATTATTCACCTTAACTCTGACTTCGTTGGTTCTTGGCATTGAACGAAATTTGAGTTATTAAAAACAAGAAAGGCTATCGCCTCCCGTTCCGCCAAGAACCGACACTGTTAGAGATAACGAGCATCCAATGGGATTTGATAGCCTTATATTTTTGCAATATTACGCTTACAAACGAACATAAAAATATGCACGTTAATCTCTTTCATAAGTCTTGTTCTTGGCGTGAACACCGCAAAGATACACTCAAATTTCAAAATACCAAATGAAAATCTTATTTTTTTAATCCAAAGTCCTAATCGTTATCTCCACACGTGGATTTTCCTTGTCTACAAACTTGCGTGCATGAATAAGACAACAATTATTGTCGTTCTTAATGCATTTGATTCGCTGAAGCACATCTAATTGTAGCTTTAATACATTATCAAGGTCGCTCCGTTTACTTGGGTAGTACACATCAATATAGAACTCAAATGGCTCGTTGATATTCAAATCCCTCAACTTTCCTGCCTGCCAAATAAAGGATTCCTCATACTTTTTCAAGGAATGAGTTTTGGCTAGGCATCCGTGCCCGTTGATTGATACTATCTTATAGCAATTAGCCTTAGAAGGAGCGTTCCCTTTGATTATTGTCTTATATTCCATACTATCGTCTGGCATTCTTGTTTGGTGATTGTTATTTTCATGTGGAGACGGGGCGATTCGAACACCCAATCAAGGACTAAATCCTTTTGCGCTACTTCCAAGGTTAATTACTCCTTATATCTCACGTACCGTACTTTCTAACATGTGCACCTCTCGAAAGTCAAAAGCACTCCACTGCGCATCTCCATGTTCGCCCGCCAATCTTCACAGACAAGCAGGCTGGGGTAAAAAGGTTAACAAAGCTATCTCAATAGCTCACTCTTGCGGATTATAGCCCTACCAGTGACGATAGTACTCTCCGTATTGTGAGATAATGTACTTTGCTTAATTCCTATCTGATCCTCGGACAAATGGCGAAATATACCCGTTACCGAACTGAAATAATAGTTCCGCTTCTCGAAGATCAGGTAGATATGGATTACTTTAGTTCTACGCATTTCGCATAACTTTTATTTCAAAACTTCCAAATAACAGTTATTTGGAATAGCACTTCCTAATATCCCGTTTTATTTAATCTCATAGCCTCCTTCTCGTAGCTCAACAAAGTGCGTAAGGCATCTAATTGATGTGTGCAAGCGGCATTAAGCCGGTCAAGCCGATCAACTAAATATGCTTCGTCTTCTGCTATGCTGTCAAGCAATGCATTTTGCACCTTAGCTGATAAGCATTGCTCTTTTGCTATTGAGATGATAGTATTACTAATCTCTGTAGATTTCTTCTTTCGAAGCAGCTTCTTTGCATCCGCAAGCATTTCACCGGATCGGTTCAGATACACCATTATGACTGATATTCTTTCTTGAATCTCTATCGGATTATTCGAACAGGTAATGTTCAGATAATCGTTTATTTCGCTAATTTCTTTATCCATAAGCTACGCTATCATTTTTTTAATCATTTCATTAGCCATCAGAATTCGCTTCTCTATGAGCTTGAAATTCATATAATCCGGAAAGATTCTCACGATGTGAATAGGGATGCTTTGGAAGGGACAATAAACCACAAAGTCGCACCATTCAGCTCCGGTCACCATCATGTGAGACTGGCACTGGTAGAAATATTCAGGTTTAGCAAGAAGTAGTCCGACATTGTCTTTCACTTCTTCTTTATATTTCATGAAAGTGTTTTGGCTGGGGCATTTGATCTCCAACGTTCCTTTCTCTCCGTCATCGCTACAACAAAAACCATCAGGGGAAGAACCAAAGAAAGGAATATTAGGATGAATGCAGAAGCCAGTTTCAATCATATTATTACCTTTCATTCTGTTATACAATTTACGAGCGGCAGCTTCTTGTGTATTCCCCCATTCGATGGCCTTTGATGAAACTCCGACCTGAAATAGGTATTTTTCAAACAGATTATCATCATTGACAAAATATGGATTCATGCTTCTTTCAGCTGCCATCTGATAGATATAAGATTTTGCGGTATCTCCGAAAAGTTCCTCTTTCTTTCTTCCAGATTTCATCAAATCACCGACACGTGATCCAGTAACATGGCCTAATCGTTTGCGATACCATTCTAAAGAATGTTGAGCTTCCATTATGGTGGTACTTTAAATTATTCTTTTTTAGTTTCCTCTACTCCGGCTGCTTTTGCCGCAATATCGGCTATCTTATTATTTATGACTTCTTTGCTCTCACGTATTGGCTTCATTAATTCATCTACTGTAGTATCTCCGTCTTTTAATGCCTGGATCGTTCCCATTAGCATAGATATTTCATCGGCGCCGATTTGGTTTACTGTTTGCTTCCCGCACATCTTTACAACTTCTTCCTCAGTTATACCATAGCTATTTTTGAAATTGTTAATAATTCCTGTCCTTACTTTCAAAAGTTTATCTGAGTCAGACAAATCACCTGTTATAAATCTTTGTGCTGCGTAGTATACTCTGTCTGTTATAGCTTTAGGAATAACAGCAAATACGGCATTACGATAAGCGATTGAGTTTGCAGCGTTACCTGTAACTGTAATCATGTCTTCAGAAAATCGCTGTCCATTTTTACCGATGATACTACGTCTAACCTCAAAAGCAGAAGCGACATTCGTTTCCAAATCCCAGCATGTCCCACGGCTGATAACTTGCTTGTCTGTTATTTGCACAACTTTCGCTTCTGTACGCATATTACCCCAATTAGAGACTATTATTTTAGCCAAATGAACAGATGGGCCGGTAATAGGTTTACCGCCACGAGGAAGGGCATAATTGCATGATTGAGCTGTTTCTTGATTCATAGTAGCCATTACAACCGAGTTGTCTATACTACGTCTTATATCTCGTGGATAACGTTTAGCTGTTGCTACTTGTGAATCTACGTTAGCTCTTTCTACGGCATCAACTTGTACAATTTGTGCATTTTGCGCTTCAACGGGAAGCACTTCATAATTTTCCAAATTCATATCATATATCATTTAAAGTGGTTAATCAAAAATCCCCAGACAGCAAAGCCATACGGGGATAATTCAAAACTTAAATAGCGGACTGGATACCGCACGGAGTCCTTCCTCCGGGATTATAGTTAAACAATAGATTATCTATCAAAGAGTTCTAATGCTTTTTTAGCGTCTGTAATTATTTTACGCCCATTCTGCTTTATAGCCTTATTTATCTTTCCACTGCGCTTAATACGATAAGCTTCCGTATAAGAGCAATGGAACAATTCAGCTATGCCTTTTATCCCATATACATATTCTTTTGATTCCGGAGGATTATTTACAGGGATAGCGTTTTGAAGCAATGCCCTTAATTCCCCAACTGTCAAATCTATCAAGCGAGTATCATTTGATATTCTTTCTGATCCAATCATAATTCCTCCTATTATTTTTTATAATAAACAACAATCATATCTCTTAGCCCTAGATCGGAAGACCATTTCGACCCTTGCTATACTTCGCGTACTTCTTAATCTTATCCTTTCACAATGCGAATCAAGGATTAAAACAAACAATAAACAGCACGTTACTACCGTTCTAACTATCGGAGAAAAATCAAAGGTAAATTCAATTCCCGATAATCGTTCATAAAACTTACGGCATAATTCACGTCCGTTTTTTACATTTAGCTTCTTAAAAGCTTCCTGTAATTGGTTATTGATCGTACTAACTGCCTTATATTTTAATGATGCTATTTCCTTTTTCTCCAATCCAGATATATACATCTGGGCTGTCAGCTCGCATTCTTGTGTCAGTTCTGTTAATACTCTTTTCATGATTGTGTGTTTTCTAAAGTTACTTTAACCGGATAACTGAGGTATATCCTGTATATTCAGTTTTTGAGACTCTAAACATTAAGTCTATCTTAGCTTTTAGCTTATTAGTCAAGCGTGCCTCACGATTTCTTCTAGCAGCTTCAGACTTAATACCAATGTGACGTGATTCATCGTAGGGAATATTATAGATATCTCCTACTTTCATAGCATCAAACACTTTAGTTGTTTGATAGCTTTCATCAATAACGATTTCTTTTACCATAAAATATTCATTTATAAATTGAGTGGACAGTGCTGGAGTCGAACCAGCCTCACGGATTATTGATGCACTTCACCGTAGTTTCAGCCACGAGACATAACTGCCCGTTTGCCTGTATCACTTTAGATACAGGGCTTTACATTGAAATACAACAGATATCAATATTCTCACGAACGACG